AGAACTCCGTATGGGATGACATAAAGGAGATACTCGGCAAGCTCGTGGATGCCATCTTCGGAACGGACGGATTCACGTTCACGGACAACGAACTGAACTACATCCTCCGTGCATCCTACGAGAACTTGAAAGACCCGAACTGGCTGAACACCGCAGAGGGTAGAGCAAGGGACATCCTTCTCAAGAGGGAACTCGGAATTAACGAGACCGACCCGAACCGTCCCACTGATCCGCAGGGACCGCTTTTCCGTGACGGGGAGAACCTTTCCGCAAGGGATAACTACGAATCCGAACTGCAGAGCCGTTGGAACAATATCGTAATGGAGCACCAGGACGCAGACCAGCCTGTGAGACTCGGCATGGATGCGATAATGAAGGAAGTGGGCAAGACCTCGCTCGACGAGAACGAGGACTTCCTCACCCGCCACAACCTTGTCAGCAGCCGTGCAGAGACGGAGGCCCACGAGTTCGAGTTGTTCCACTTCACTCCCCTGCTTGAACAGGTAAGGGAGATCCAAAGCAAGCTGATGGGCAACCGCAGCGACAAGGCCGCAAGGGAAGATGCTTACCACAGAACTCTCGACTACCTCTATGCCGTTTCCGCACTTGAGCGAAACGAGTACAAGAACAACGAAGTAGAGCAGCAGAAACAGGATGCTCTGCAAGCGGCACGCACCTCCGCAGACGCGCAGATAGATGCGGCACGGAACAGCGGGAAGTCCGCATCGGAAATCAGCCGGGCTATAGATGCTATTGAAAAGCGTCTCGCCAAGCAGGAGAACGATATCAACGAAGCATACGAGGGAATGAAGAAGGACTGGTCGGGTATCACTTCCCTCATGGGCCGTCCGAAAGAGGAATGGCGAGAGGCGGAAGATGACGCAAGGGCTATGGTGGAGCAGTTCCGCAGTGAGGTGAACGACGATGCCGCGCTTGATGAATTGTGGAGCCGTATACGCAGTTGTACGGACTATTCGCTTGAACATGCGTACAAGTACGGCCTTCTCACGAGGGAAGAGTTCGAGCGCCTGCACGGCACCGAATCCCAGCCCCGTATGTGGAACTACTACCTCCCCCTGCGCGGATTCTCCGAGGAGACCGCAGAGGAAGCATACAGTTATGCCAACATGGTTCATCCGCAGACGAACTCCGTAGTGGTAAGGAAGATGAACGGACGTTGGACACAGGCTGACAACCCTATCGCGAACATCCTCAACATCGCCGAGACGGAGATAGTCCAGGGTAACGAGAACTGGGCGAAGCAGGCGCTCTACCGATTCGTGCTGAACGCCGGAGAGAACTCCCTGCTCTCGCAGAGGGATGCGTGGTTCGTGAAGAACCCTGCAGACGGAACGTGGAGTTTGGCAGAACCAGAAGCAGACGAGACGCTTGAGGAGTTCGAAGCGAGGATGCAGGCTCTCCGAGACCTTGACGAGCCGCTTGCAAAGAAGACCCGCAAGGGTCTCAAACTCGACCGCATCATGGCGAACAAGGCGCACAAGAACGAGCACATCATCCGCCTCAAGGCCGGAGGAATGGAGAAGATGATCTGGGTAAACGGCAATCCCGCCATTGCACGGGCTGTGACCGGGCAGAACCGGGGAAAGAACATGCGCTTTATCCGCAGGGCATCCCGCGCCCTCTCCAACCTGTTCACCACCTACTCCCTGGACTTCACCGCAAGGAACCTCATAAGGGATACCATCTATTCGCAGATGGCCCTCATAGCCAAGGAAGATAGCGCATATCGCCATCAGTTCCGCAAGAACTGGATAAAGAACTTCGGCTTTGGTGCCTTCGCCTATCCTATGGTCAAGCTGATGGCAGAGTGGGAGAGTGGCAAGCTCCAGCGGAAGGCTAACCCCACCGCAAGAGAACAGATGTTCATGGACTTCATGCGTGATGGAGGGCAGACGGGATACACCATTATCAACTCCGTCAAGGACATCAAGGACGACCTTGAACGCTCCATGCGTCAGGCAGGAAAGAAGGTAGGCAAGGTACGCATTCCTATCCTCGGGCACTATGCGAAGATTGTGAAGACCCTCAACGAAGGATTTGAACTCCTTACAAGGTTCACTGCATACCAGACCTCCAGGGATATGGGCCGCAGCGGACAGAGGGCGGCATCCGACGCCAAGGAGATATCCGTGAACTTCAACCGTCGTGGCGCACAATCCAAGGGCCTGGCGGCATACCTCGGGGCAACGCACTACTTCTACAATGCTGGAGTGCAGGGCTTTGACAACTTCATGCACCTGTTCAAGGTGGCTCCGGTGAAGATGACCGCAGGAAGCGGAAGCCTCGTGGCTCTTGCAATGCTTACTCCCCTGCTGAACTCCGCGCTTGCAGGACTTGCTGCAGGAATGGGTGACGGAGACGGAGACGATGACTGGTACTGGAACCTCCCCGAGTGGGTAAGGCGCAATAACCTTATCCTCGGTACGGGCAAGGGCTATCTTGCCATTCCGCTGTCAGTCGAACTCCGGGCCTTCTACGGACTGGGAGACATCGCTGCATCGCTGATGTATCACAAGGCTACGGCACGCAACGGATTCGAGATAGGACTTGACGCGATCAACACCGCAGCCGGCATCCTGCCTGTCAACCCCATCGAGGGCTATACCTCCAACGGAAACATCTTCGATGCGTTCCTCCGCACGGCAGCGCCAGATGCTACGATGTTCATAGTGGACATAGCGACCAACCGCGACTTCACCGGAAGGCCGCTCCGCAAGGAGAATCCTTTCAGCGAGACCACGCCCAGGAGCCAGAGCGCATTCGCAAGCACACCAAAGGCGCTGGTGGAAGCCTGCCAGTGGCTCGCCAAGCAGACCAACGGCGGGATTGACCTTGCACCGGGAGAAGTGAGGGATGTGCTCAAGAACCTCGGAGGTGGATTCTACCGTGCCGCAGAAGATATAACCAAGTTGATGTATTATGATCTGGAACGTCCTCAACGTTGGGATGACATACCATTCCTCAGCGGATTCACGGGACATCTGGACGAAGACCGCAGCAACTCATTCGCAACGACGGCAAGCTACAACTACAAGAAACTCTCCGAAGATGTGGTAAGGCGTATCAATGCCGCAGCCGGCACCAAGAACATCACCGCCAAGATGGTGTACGAGACGCCCGAGCAGTTGCCAAAGAGCGCAAGGATTCAGAAGATCCTCGAGGGCGAGAACTATATCCTCGGCAAGATGTACCGCGAGGGGATGAACAACGAGTATGTGATGAAGCAGAGAAAGAGGGATTCCAAGTACGGGAAGAAGGGCGAGTGGTACAAGTCAAAGGACGTGGCTCGGGAGGGAGTGGCGACCTTGAAGGAGAATTGGAAAGCGCTGCGTGAACAGTATGCCACGATGCCCGACAAGACCGAGGAAGAGAAGGCGGCAAAGGCTGCGTTCCTCCTTGACGTGCAGGACGCATGGCGCAAGTACTACAATGCGGAGGCTGACCTCGTGGACAAACTGATGAAGGAGGAATACAACCATGTGCAGGAGCGGCGGAAGAACGGAATCCCTTATGAACCTAAACCGACCACCTCGCAGAAAGTATATGATTTCGCTAAAGAATTAGTCAAGTAGATATGAAAAGAGTAACTGAAACCGACATAGTCTCCCTGCGTGCCCGGGCAGGGAGAACTCGCAAGCCGAATACGAAGAAAGGTATCGACGGCGTGGAGCAGGTGACAGGCAATGCGTTCCTTGTCACGAAGGATTCGCTTGACCTGCTCGTGCAAGCCGGGCGATGCAAGGATGCTTTCTATTCCTTCTGCAAGCAGGCGGACCGCAGCGCGGACTACTACAAAGGCAACCAGTGGGGCGACCTTGTGGAGATAAAGGACAAGTTCGGCTGCAAGAAAACCGTCACGGAGGAGGAATACATCAAGAGTCAGGGCAGGCCCGCTCTCAAGCAGAACCTCATCAGCCCAATCATCCGTAACGTGGTGGGGCAGTTCCGTTCAGCTCCGTACAAGTCCGTGGTTTATTCCTCCGATGAAGGAGGACAGGATGCCGCCGACCAGGTTAGCGTGAAACTGAACGACATCCTCCGCTACAACGATTCCACGGAGAGGGATGCGAACGAATACAAGTCTTTCCTTGTGTCGGGTGCGGGCATCTACTATACCGGCTATGCCTATGACCCCGAACTCGGACAGCCCATGCCGTACTTCCGGGCCATAGACTACCACCGTTACTTCCAGAATCCCGATGCATCGGACGTGGCCGGGAAGGACGTGAACTTCTGCGGAGATTTCATAGATATAACCATCGAGGAGGCCAAGAGCCAGTATGCACACAACAAGGCACAGGAGAAAGCCCTTGAGGATATCTTCTGCCACGAGACCATCGTTCTCCCTGCGTACTACAATGCCTTTGTCGAGAGCGACCCCGCAGCAAAGAGTTTCCTCGGCTCCCCTGCCGACGGCCGTTGCCGCATCATCCGCATCTGCCGTCTTGAGGGCATGTGGGACCTGACCGTTCACGACTATGCCGACGCCTCCTTCGAGACTTATTCTGCGAGCGAGTTTCCCAACAAGAAGAACGAAGTCCTGAACGAGATTGAACGGCGCAAGCAGATGGCCGCAGACCTCGGCGTGGATTACGACGACCCTGCCAACCAGCTCAAGATAGTCTACGAGGACAAGTACGTTCTCCGTTGGATGTACTACCATATCACCCCCTGGGGCCATATCCTCTGGCAGGCGGAGAACCCCTATCAGCACAACAGCCATTGCTATGTCACAAAATTCTACCCACTCTTCCAAGGCCAGGTCTACGGACTTCCTTACGAACTGCTCGACCAGCAGCGCATGGTCAACCGAATGGTCATCGGACTGGACTTCGCCATGTCCGCCGCACAGAAAGGCGTCCTTATCGTCGACGAGGACAGTATCGGAAACGACTTCGACTACGAGGACATCGTAGAGGAATGGACGAAGTACCGCGGAGTAATCAAACTCAAACTCAAGGACGGCCAGCGCCCTCCGGAGCAACTCGCAGGGCATCAGGTGAACATCGGCCAGTTCGAGATGATCAACCTCATGATGAAGATGATGATGGATATCTCCGGTGTGCACGATGCAGCACAGGGCAAGTCCCCTGCCGCAGGCACTCCCGCATCGCTCTACAATCAGGAGGTCAACAACTCGCAGGTCAATATCCTTGATTATGTGGAATCCTTCGCGTGGTTCCTTGAGCAGAGGGATTACAAACTCATACAGATTATCCAGCAGTATTGCGACGACAGTTATTCCCCTGCCCCCGAGGGTGCAAGCGAGCAGGCCAAGCATTATATCGCTGCGGAGGTACGGAAATACAAACTCAAGAACCAGATACGCAAGAGCATGGATACCGCAGTGGTGCGCCTGTTCAACGAGCAGCTCATGGCGAACCTCCTGCTGAACGGAGCGAAATCCCTCGAGGAATACCAACTCAGCGGAGCCAAGCCGTTCGGCTCCGACCTCCTTGCCAAATTGCAGCAGGCGCAGGGCCAGTTGCAGAACGGACAGGGAGTGAGCCAGCAGCAGCTCGCGGGCATCCAGTCCGCACTCCCCACCGCCGACCCCACGAGGATGGCCGCAACCCAGCAATTCTTAAACCGATAAAGGATAAAGACTATGGATATTTGCAGAATGATTACAAGCGTCTGGACAATTACCGTCAACGAGGAGGAAGTGTTCAACCGCTTCATAGATGAGAGCCTGCAGCAGAGCCAGAGAATGGCTGTGAATAACATGCAGGCGCTGCCAGCCAGCGACAACGACAAGGCTGTGTTCCACCGTTACTACTGCGGCTCCCTGGCAGAGTTGTCTGCCGTGCTCGCAAGGCGCACAAAGAGGGTTGGGGGTGATATCTCCAACACCGTTGACGAGACCACCGGATTCATCACCACCGTGTACTCGCTCGCCATGACGGACAACCACGAATCCGAACTGCTCCAGTCCCTCGCAGCGCACTGCCTGAACTTCCTCGTCCTCCGCACCCTCGAGAGATGGTACGGACACGGCTCGGACTTCGGCGCGGCCCTGGAGAAAGACAACGTCCGCCATGTCCTCCACTATAGGAGGATTCCGATTGAAAGACCTTTAAGTGTGTTATAGGAGGAATTGCCATGTATTCAAAGACCAAAGACCAGATTATCTTCTACTACACGTTCGCTGACTTGTTCGAGGACGTGCAGCACCTCTCCGCCTATATGTGCAAGAACGCGGTGAGCAAGGACGGGACAGACCTCTCGGAACGGTATGCCATTACCGACGACGAGGAGGGGATGTTCAGGATCTGCCTGCGTGAAGCTCTGCCGTTGGTGCAGGAGAAAATGATGGCTCTCACTCACGGGCTGGAGAACGCCTTTGAGAGCAGCCTCCCCGCCCTTGCCATAAGGACTGTGGCCGGAGGCGATGCAGTCCCGGCGAATACTTACAGGGAGGTGAAAGATTATGATGCCACTACTCCCATCTTGGCTATAACGCCGGACAAATCGGTGGTCGAAATCGTCCCTTGCGCCGGGGAGATAGCAAGTACTGCCTATACGTATTACTACAACAACGGAAGCGCAGATGTCGTTGTCATCCATACCGTAGACCACAAGGCATACAACCCCAACGACCCAAGCCTTGCCGACGCTGCGTTGCAGACGGCCATCGAGCAGGGGGCAATCTCGGAGTTCTATACGAGGGTGACGGAGCAGGGCCTGACGAAGTTGAGCCAGGAGCTCTTTACTTCAAGCCTCATATCCCTTGAGAAAAATCTTTTCCGGCTGAAACGGAAGTCGGTGCTTTAGAAGGTGGATTCGCCGCCACCGCGAGTCTTTACGGAGGGTGTCCTGCGAGGGGCATCCTCTATTATTTTCACTGCAGGCATGCTGCCGAAGGCGATGTAGTTACCCACAGCGGTGGTGTCCTGGATATCGTCGTGCGTACCCTCCATAGCCTCTATCTTCCCCCCTGCCGCATTCATCAGCCACATGGCTTCATCCGCTGCATCCTGCGAGTATTCCATATAATCCCCCTCCCTTATGCGGACGGTGTAGTCATCGTAGGCCATGTACTTCGTTTGCTTGTTCATGTGCCATCCGATATGCCGCGTGTCCTTCTGCTTCGTGCTGTCGGGAGACGTGCGTCTCTTGTAGAGGTTGTCATAGATTCCCCCGAGGGTGTCGAGCACGGTGTAGGTATGGTCACCCTCGGAGACCGCCGCATCGTCGGACTTCTTGTTCTTCGTCTCGTAGGTGTTCGATTCTATCACGAGTAGCGCATCATCATAGTAGTGCGCTATCTGCGCCGCCTTGTATGCAAGGAGGTCGGGGTCTACATGCCCCCGCCAGAGTGCAGCACGCTCCAGCGCACCGAACTCCCCTGCCATCGAGATACGGTCAAAGACGGATATGACCGACCAGTCGGCACGGTATCCCCTTCCGCCGACGTCCACCGTCACGAGGAACCGGTTCTTCACTTTCTTCCCCTCAGGCACGGCATCCGTAGGGTATATCCAAATCTTCAAGACCTCGGACTGCAGGGCATCATTGGGATAGAGCTTGACGTTCTCCATGATCTTCTCCCCCACTGTCGCATCGCCCCGGATGTCCCCTATGAACTTCGGCTGGCGGATATTCTTGTGCAGCCATGCGAGCAGGTCGTCGGTGAAGTACCGTCCGCTCTTGGTCTGGAACGCCTCCTCTGCGGTGGTAGGGTACTCCGACTTCATCTGGAAGTCCGTCCAATGGTGGGATTTCTTGAAATGGTTGTACCAAAAGATGCCGTCAAGGGTTGCGCCCTGCTCCCACTGCCACCAGTTGTATTCCGTCCATGTCGCCACGAACTCCGCCGCGTTCTGGTAACGGATGGAGTACTTGCGGGTATAGCGCACGTCAACATACCAGGCGACGAACACCGGACGGATGCCAATGGTGCCGGACTTCTTGTTGTCAAGAGCCGCAAGATACTGCCTGTGGAAATAGTTCCCCACGCCCTTGGCGGTGGATTCCATGACGATCATCGTTCCTGGAACGTCGGGCACGGTGGAGTAAAGGGCCATTGCCACGTCGTCTCCCTTTGCCTCCTGCGTGTCTTTCCACAGTCCGACCTCGGACATGTGCACGAGGGAGAAGTCGAAGGAACGCAGGGCATCGGGTTTCTGCGCGGAGCCTATCTGCACGCGGCATCCTCTCTCGGGGATGATTCGTATCAGCTCCGTTCCCTCAAAGCGCTTGAACGTGACGGGGTTGCTCCATGCAGGGAGCTTGGCGATGAGGTTCTTGTACATCGTGCGGATGTTCACCGCCTGCGTCTGGTCGAGGGCTACGATACAGGAATGCCAGTTCTCGAACCAGTACCTCTGCAGCCAGTACATGTAACACTGCGTAGCGGTCGAGCCGCCCCACTGACGGGCTTTCACGAGCAGCACCCGGATAGGCACGCCCGCAAGCCTCTGCCGTTCGTATTCCGCAACGAGGATGCGCTGGCCTTCATTGAGGATAAGGGGGATGGGTTTCTTCGTCTCCTTGTCCTGGATCTTTATCGTTGTCGCTGCGCAGAACTCGAAGTCATACTTGAGACGGAGCTCGAAGATATGCTCCGTTATCATCCGCTTGCTGTCCTCGGTGACGGTCTGCCCGCAGGCCACAAGCAACCCCTCCGCCCCCTTGTACTTGACGTATCCGCAGATGAACGGGTCACGCAGCATCTCCTCCGGCACATAGTAGGTCTCGCCCTCAATAACGAACGGAGCACGGGGCACCACTTCTCCAATGGTGTCGCCACGTATGGGGTCATAGGTGCGGAAGTACTTGTTCCTCCGCTCCCTGTCCTCGCGCAGCATCGCCTTTATGTCCACCTTGCCGTTAAGCTCCCTTGTCGTCATTGAGGCATTCCTCCAGCAGAGTTATCAGTCTCTCGTTCCTTTCCTTCGTCGCATCCAATCCGATGTTCATCACGGTGAGGTTCTCAATCAGCGTCTCGACACTCTCCCTGAAAGCCACCATGTTCGCATCCTGCGAGCAGCGCTGCGCGGAGATGATGTTCAGCAGCCGTCCCTTTCCTATGCCGTAGCGCAGGGTCACGGCATCATACGCATCCTTGCGTGCGGCATCGGGGTTCATCCCGTTATGTATACGGTTGCCAAAGATGTAGTAGAAGAACATGACGATTTCTTTGTTCCTCTCGTGGCCTTTCGGATTGTCCGACATTCAAGAAAAAAGGTCAAAGGTGCAGCACCCTTTGTGCAAAGGTACGCATTTTTAATACTTTTCACAAATAGTGAACGTATTTGTTTGCGGAAAATCTATTTTCGGAGTGAAATAATGTTTTCAATCTATGGCTGATAATACACAGACTACTCCTACCCCTGCTCCGGCGATGCCGAAGTACCGGGAAAGGCTGCGTAGCCGTTATCCTGATGCCAATCCGCAGAGCGACCAGGAATGGGATGACCTCACCGAGCGCGGCTTTGGAGAGGATGACGAGAGGATCAAGGGCTTCGAGAACAACAACAAGGTTATCGAGGACATTCTTGATTCCGACAAAGACCTCGCAGCTGTCGTATCCGAAATGATAGTCAACGGCACTCCGTTCCGTGCTGCTGTGGCAAAGTTCCTCGACCCCGAGAACCTCGTGGCGAAGGAGGGTGACGAAGACTATGACTACTACCAGAAGTCTTCCGAGGAGAGGAAGAAGATTGGCAAGGAATTCCGCGAACGTGGCGCACAGAAACGTGCCAACGAGAAGGAAGCCTATGACAACATTGACAAGTTCGCAGAGAAAAACGGCATGGACAAGGCCGCAAAGGATGATTTCGTCTCGTTCATCAACACTCTGTACAACGACCTCTCCGTCCTGAAACTCTCCCTTGAAACCCTTGACAAACTGTACAAGGCGAAGAACTATGACGCAGATGTGGCGGCAGCGGCCGAGGGCGCCGAGATTGACGGCAAGAACCAGGCTATCGAGGCCGCCCGGGTAAGGAAGTCCGAAGCCAAGGCTGGTGACGGCGTCCCGGCATTCGGCGGCGGCAGCTCCCCCACCCGTCCGGCTCCGAAGAGGAAACCTACCATCTTCGACGAAATCCCCGAAAGGAAATTCTAACGTAAACCATAAACATCCGAGAAAATGAAATTGAATCCGTTCTCCTATCGCTTCATGCGATTCATTGAAGGCCCCGGCTCCGCAGAAGTGACCGAGACCACCACCGCAGGCCCTAACGAGTATGCCGCCATTGACGGTACTACCGTAGTGTCGAAGAAGGCTGACGGCACCACCGCCGAGCCCGGCATAGGCACTGTAGAACCTGGCTATATCGAGGACGATCTCGACAAGCAGATTGTCAAGATCCGTCCCCAGGACACTCCTTTTGACACCTTCACCCGTACCATTGGCAACGTGGCCAGGAGCGAGAACTGGGAAGCAGGAGGTTGGGAAATCGGCACCCGCGAAGTGCGTGACGAGGTATCCGCCGCCACCTCCGCAGGCGATACCGAAATCACCGTAGCCAACGGCGATATGTGGAAACCCGGTGACACCTTCATCGTGCACACTGCAGACGCCTCCGGCAACGACACCGGCATCCTTCTCAAGAACTCCGTTCCCGTATCGGGTATCATTCAGGCCGTAACCGGCAACAAGCTCACCGTCCGTGGCGTCAACGTCCTTTCCATGGCCGGAACCATCGGCAACGATGCGGCTCTCCCTGCAATCGCAGCAGGCAGCATCCTTGCCCGCATGTCACCCGCCGTCTCCGAACTCGAGGCATCCGTGGAAGGCTTCGCCATCCAGCCCCAGAGCCGCAAGTACTTCAATCAGGTGCACATGACACAGGTGGAGGAATCCGTCATCCACGCTCTCCTCAAGAAGAAGGTCGCAATGGACTTCTCCGTCTACAAGGAGCAGACCCTCTGGGACTTCAAGCGCGGAATGGAGTACTCCAATATCCTGCAGGTCGGTGGCCTTACCAAGAACGCCAAGGGCGAAGTCGTTCACCTCGCAACCGGAGCATGGTGGCAGATGGACCGTCAGACGAACATCGACTACTCCCAGGCAATGACCGATCAGGACTGGAACTCCTTCGGCAAGGACGTGTTCGAGGGCAACAACGGTGCTGACCGCCGCCTGTTCTTCGCAGGAAACGAGCTCCTGCTCCAGATTGCCAACGTGCCGAGTTACCAGAAGCAGCTCGAGGCAAAGAACACCGAGATGGTCCTCGGCCTGCGCGTGTTCCGCATCGAAACTCCTTTCGGAGAACTGCTTATCAAGCCTATGGGCAACCTGTTCCAGGGCTATTTCAGCAAGTGCGGTATGGTCGTCGACCCCAACTTCGTGAAGAAGTACGTCATGGAGCCTCTGACCACCACACAGCTCGACCTGAACAAGACTGGCCAGCGCCGCGTCGACAATGCAGTGCGTATCCACGAGACCTACAGTCTCTTCCTGGAGAACCTGCCTTGCCATCGCAGGATCATGCCTCTGTAGTCGCAAGACGCAGTTTTCTTAAAAACGAAGGGCGGTGGTGCTTGAATCCGCCGCCCTTTTTCAATAAAAGATTCCATTATGCCAAGAAAGACTTATAGGACTTATACCCTCAAGAGCCAGGTACTCCGATTCACGAAGGAGGACGAGACCGTTGTAGAGGTAGTGTTCCGTGGCGGTATCCAGGTGGATTCCACCGCCAAGTACTCCACCAGAGACCCCGAGATTCAGGAATTCCTTGAGAACTCCAGCTGCTTCGGCAGGGACTTCTACATCGAATCCGTGGAGGAGGATGCCGCTCCCGTGACAGAACCTGTCAACGAGAAGGCTCCCGTTGCCGAGCCTGAACCGGAGGAGCCCCTCACCGATGTCAAGGATTCCCGCCGTTTCCGCAATCTCGTGGAGATGCGCAACGCCATCAAGGAACTCGGCATCGAGATCCCCGATGATGCGAACTACATGCAGGCGAAAGCCATAGCGCACAAGGAAGGATACGATTTTCAAATCCAGAAGTAAATGACGAAGGAACAACTCATACAGCAGGTCGCACTCCGCATGGACGAGGTAACGCCGGATGCGGAACTCAATGTCACTGTGGATGGCAGCGACAACAATCCGCTTTACACCCTTATTGACGGTCTTGTAAACGACGGGCTGATTGAGTTGTTCTCCGTCGCTCCATATTGGCGTCTTCCGCAGACACGATTCGAGGATGTGATTATAGCCGCCATCCGTGAGGGAAATAGGAAGATTATCAAGTTGAAGGTTCCTGCGGACTTCCTGCGTGTGGCGGAGATAGACTACCCTGAGGTATTCCAAAGACCCATAACCGAGATTGTCTCGGAACAATCCCCGGAGGGGAGACGGCAGCACAACCGTTTCCTTATGGGGAAACTCGCAAAGCCGGTAGGTGTCATGTCGCACGGTGTCTGGGAAGGGGACGAGGACTGCAGGGAAATTGACTGCTATTCCCTCCCCTCCTCCCACACCGGAACAGGGACGGCGGTGCTCGCGTCATACATCGCCAAGCCGACTTCGGTGGCGGATGTGCCGGACGTGCTCCTGCCCGCCCTTGAGTGGCTCATCGCCGCAAGGACCTTCGGTGCCAGGGGCGACGCCAGCCACGCAACTATATGTCAGCAGATCGCACAGAGCCTTTTAGTATAAACGGCTATGAAGGCAGTCGGCGCAGAGATATCCAAAGTGAATCCCTCCGTTCCCGAGAAGGTGACGGAGGAATATGCGTCTGCCACCATACAGATACTACCCGTACAGGACAATGACGAATCCGTCGAGGATAAGGCCGTCGCCGCAACGGTCAGCAAGGTCAAGCCAGTCAAACCCTGTGAAGCCAGAAAGTGCCCGGAGGTCACAGAGACGGAGGCACTCATTTCCGAGGTCATAGCGACCAACGATGACACGCTGGATGCGTCCGCAGTCATCGCGGACGAGACAAGGATACGTCCTGCAAAGCCCGCATTCATACCCGAACAGGGAACGGAACACATAGAGGATGTCGTCGTTCCGGACTACAAGGGGGACGGCTCTGACGAGCCGAAGGAGGCTGTGGATTCGGAACTCGAAAGGGTTATCCCCGTCTGTCCCCACCGTCCCATCCCCGAGCCGTTGTTCATCAGTATCGTAGAGAGGGTATGGGCAAGCCTTGTCAACAACACGGACAAGGCAGATGTGCAGATCAATCTCGCGCATATCCCCGACATACCCTATTCGAAAGTGCTCGGCACGCCCGACATTTCGATGTTCGTCACGAGGGCCGTCAACGACCTGCTCTATTACTATACCAAGGATGAGGTAGACCAACTCATTGAGCATATCCCCGTCCCTGCGATTATAGACCATGCAAGGGATCTTCTTGACGGTGACGACCTCTGCTATGTTGATCCTGACGAAGGGGAAGAAATTGAGATAGATGACCCGGGCATAACAGGCACAGTATTATGGGGCGCTGAAAGTGCTAACCAGGTGGCGCTTTCCGTTAATGGTGTAAGTAAATTGTTGCTTAAGAAAGCAGCGATTGATGGAGCACTTTCACGCATAGGTCTTCTTGAGGGTAATGTTCAAAGCCTTGATATAAGGGTAGCAAACATTGAAGGAACATCTTTTGATAGTCAAAAAATGTGGGAATTGCTCGAAGCAGAAACGGACGAGCAAATAAATATATCCCACATACCAGATATTACTGTATCGAAAGTCGCTAATATTGAAAACTGGATAACATCAAAGGGTTATATAACAAACTCTGTTAACGACCTGATAAACTACTATGCAAAAAGCCAAACATACACAAA